TGTTGAATAGAAACCTGAACCATTAAAAATTACACCAACCGAACCAGTCCACTGTCTTTGCATTATCTCATTACAGCACGATGGCTCTCTGTCTTCACCGAACCCTCTTTCAAATTCAATAGACATTGAGCACACCGTGCACTTGTAATCGTACTTTGGCACTAATTAGAACCTTTTGCCTTCTGGCCACGATATCCAGTCTTCTTTTTATTCATAGATCCTGGAGTTTTATAGCCAGCACCACCAGGTGTTGCTGCAATTCTTTGCTCTAGTGCTTTTTTTACTTTATCTAAATGCTTTCCCATTTACTCTACCTCATTACCTTTACCGCCACCAGATGACTTCTTCGCAACAGGCTTTGCAGCCTTCTTAGCAGCATCTGGAGATGTAGTCTTAATAGGTGTTGCTGCTAACTTGTTTAGTAGTGGAGCATTCTCTTCACCAGCATAGACTGGACGACCCCAACCAACTACAGCATTGACTAACTTCTTCTTGTTATTTTTTACATAACCACGAGTTTTCTCAACGCACATTCCGCCATTGCGCTGATCGCCCTTTGCAGTTCCTGAAGTATTTCCTTCAATAACTTGGATTGTTCCATCTCCGTTGTTCTTAATGCAAATACCAACATGTGAAATACGATTTACACCATCATCTGGGAAATCAAAATAAATCCAATCTCCTGGCATTGGATCATCGTTACGTGCATCTGACCAACGGCCTTCCTTCTTAAACTGATCTGATGCTGCTACTGTTGATGCAGACTTTGGAAACTTTGCTACACCCGCTGTGTGGGCACACCATGAAACGAATGACTGGCACCATGGTTGGAAATTTACCTTCATCCATGCACCGTACTTTGTTTCATTATCCTTGGGACCTTCAATGGTTCCCAACTCTTTCTTTGCAACCTCAATGATTGCTTCTAGACTTCCTTTTACTGACATACTTTCCTCCTGTAATGTAAGATATTCTATTATAGCATTATGAAGCTTTCTTTGTCAATCTGTCATAAGTTCTTATTCTGTGACAGTTGGCGCAGACTACTTCGCATTTTGCTATTTCTTTTTTAATTGCTGCCCAAGAAAATCCATCGTGAATCATTCTTGAAACATTATATTTTTTATCTTTAAGATGATCAAAATCTAAAACTATTGGATTAGTTACTCCGCAGTCCTGACAACCAGATGCTTGTTTTATCTCTGACAGTCTTTTTTTAAACTGCTGCTTATTGTAATGTACCAACTCTTTGTCAGTCATAGCATCTTTATTATATCAATAAATATTAAGCCCCACACAGGCAATTCACCTGACTTGCGCCACGGTCTCTATCCAATGGGTAACTAATCCATCACTAAGGTCCTGTGTGGGGACATTTATATTGTACTACTTGATTTTGATTGTCTTAGGCTTCTTATCTTCTGGAACAACACGATCAATACTAATATTGAGCATACCGTCCTTTAAATCTGCACCAGTTACTTCCATGTATTCACCAAGAGCAAATGATCGCACAAACTTGCGACCAGCAATTCCCTTATGAACAACTTCGGCATCTGTAACATCTACAATCTCACCCTTAATTACAAGAGTTCCATTTTCAACTATTACTGAAATATCATCTCTAGTAAAACCTGCAATAGCAAGTGATAGCTTGTATGTATCTTCATCTAGTTTAAGAAGATCATATGGAGGATATGACTGTGAATTTATTTTATGTAAACTATCTAAACGGCTTAAGTCTCTATTAAAGCCAATAAAAAATGGATCATTGAAAAAATTTCCAAAAGATCCGTTATATGTATATGATGCTACCATTTTATTCCCCTTTCAAGCGAATAAGTTAGTGTACCCCCGTAGGCAGTACATATATATTATATCAAACTTTTGCTGGTCTGGCAAGACTTGAACTTGCGACATGGGCATTAACAGTGCCCCGCTCTGCCAACTGAGCTACAGACCAAACTCTTTTACTTAGAGATGTAAGGATATCCCAATACATTTACCAACTTTGAAGCAAAGTCAGAAAAAGTTTTATCATTAGACTTTAAGTATGATGCTGCGGAAAGTACTGTTGCTCCTGAAGTTGAATTTGTTGAGCCAGGTGTACCGTTATATCTAACAATAGAGATATCTCCTGGAGCAACTAAATCAAGTCCAGGCCCTCTGTTTGTAGTTCCGTCAAAGTTATTGTATACAGTTGGAGTTTTTGGAAATGCTGCAAGTGCACCAACACCAATCACACCATTAACACAAGATGGGAATCCAACTATTGTTTGTGATTTGTTATTTCCTGTAGCAGCAAAAGTTGGAATATTTTGTGCATTTAAAGATGAAATAGCATTAATAGTTTTTACATCAGAAGAACACGCCAACAGGTTATTCTTTGACGTTCCTGACTGACTAATAGAAACAGCGTCAATACTATATTTTGATGCATTCTTTGATACCCAGTCAATTGCTAAAGACAAAGACTGTGGTTGGTTTCCTGAGTTTCCTGCTGCTGAAATATCTGCAATTCTAACAAATACAATCTTAATGTTTGGGTTAATTGCTAAAGCTGCCTGTGTCATATTGTAACCATGATATGTATCGTTACGAATATCTGCTGGCCATGCTGTAGAATTAGCTGACCCAACACCCTCCATAAAGGCTGTTTTGTTTGGACAAGATCTATTTACAGTAAAGCATGCTTCGTAAATTACTGCAGGAATCTTTTTTGAATCAATTGCTGTGTCAATAATTGCTAAGACCTTTTGATCTTGTGCATGTGCTGGCTCAACTGCCAATAGTGCAAGTACTGCTGATAGTGCTACGATTACTAGTTTCTTCATTTTATTACCCCTTTTATTTTTTATTGTTGTATGATTTTAAAAACTACTTGGCATGGGTCTCCGCCTTGCTCCCACTCTTGCATTTCTTCATCTGTCATGTAACTATCACCTTCGTGTGTGTTACAAAATGGTGGAGATATCCACTTACGCTTGATACCGTTTTCCATCCAGATTTCAAATTCATCATAGTCAGACTCTAATGCCTGAATATCTTTTAGTATTTCATCAAACTCTTCGTCCATAATATAAGTATACCTCTAAGCAGTTAGTATGTCAACTGGACCAATACAAGATGTACTGTATGCAACCGCTGCATTTAAAGCTAGAGTCAGACGACGCTTGGGATCTTTATGATTTTGGGTAGCATGAAGAGAACCCATAGCGAAGTCTGCTCCAGATCCTATAGCACAGAAGTCTCTGTCATAGGAAACTAATGTAAGGCCATCTGCATCATGTTCATACAGCTTTCCTTTTACTCCAATCAATAGGGATAATTCGCTATCCTTACCGCCAATATCCCACTCAGTATAAAAAGCTTTTAGTGATTTTAAAAATTTACCATGCATAAATTTATCAGGGTTGCCTTCTAATGCAGGTGGTACAAAGTTGTATTGAATAATCTGACCATCAAATGTACCAGCAAAACCAAATATGTAAGGACCTGATTTCCATATTTTTGGTTTGTCAATAGGAACAATGTAGGTACCTTCAGATGCCCCACGTTCTCCAGCAAGGTATACCTTACCGTCCTTCATTATTCCTGCAATGCAAGTCATGCCTACCCCTAAGTCACTATATTACTAGTATACCAGAGGCAGGCATGAGTGTCAAATATGATTAATTATACTAACTTTGACTTTGCTCTACGCTTTTCTACAGCAACATCTTGTACAGTTACTGCATTTTTGTCTGTAGTGGAAAATGCTGCGTTGATTTCATCTCTTGTAAGCTTGCCATCGTCCATAAATGCACGAGCTAGCTTCTCAACAACAACTGCTACTGCACTAAGTCCAGCAACTGTCATAGCCTTTGCTACTGAAATTCCTGCGATTGCTCCAGCACCAATTACTGCAAGTGCATTTGCTGCAAAGACTGCAACGATACGCATCAAGATGTTCCAAATATTTGTTATGCTATTCATTTTTACTCCTCTCTATTTCTAATTGGACTTGTTAGTATCCATAATGCTGTTGTTGCCATGATTCCATAACCAACAATAGTTTTAGCACTACCGTCCAAAACTACCCAGGCAATAAACATACCAAGAAGGGTCCACGCCTGGTCTACCATATCCTTTAGGATATTCTTTATTATTCTTACCATCTTCTTCCTCCTCTTGAACCTGGTGAATTGGAACCTGATGCTCCACCTCCACCAGAACTTCCTCCACCCGTACTTCCTCCTGTTGCCCCACCAGTTGCTACTGCAGCTGCGTTAATTGCTGCTCCTGCTGCTACAACAGTAGCAACGACCATATCTGTAGCTTCTTCTCTTTCTTCTTCAGTCATGTCTGCACCAATACTTCCAAGTGCTTGTAAAGCTGCACCTGGATCTGAAAACGCTGCCTCTAACAATGCTCCTGGATCTTGAACTAATTCAATATTTGCTGCAACTTCAGCAGTAATAACAAGAGCATTACCATTTTCATCAGTGCGAACTTCAACTGGTGTTGATGCTGGAAGATCAGAATATGAAATTCCAGATGCTTGTACTTGTTCTGCTGAAATAGACTCTCCTGGTTTTAAGTCTGCAACTAGTGATGTTACAACTGCAGATACTTCTTCTTTTGATAACTCTTTTCCAGCTTTTGCTTCTTCAGCAATTTTTGCTAATCTTTCTGCCTCAGCTTTTTCAGCAGCAATACGTTCTGCTTCTTGCTTTTCTTTCAACTCAGCAGCAGCCTTAGCCTCTGCTTCCTGCTTGGCCTTTAGTTCTGCAGCAGCCTTTGCTTCTGCTTCCTGCTTAGCTTTGAGTTCTGCTGCAATTCTGTCTTTCTCTGCTTGAATTCTTGCCTCTTCTTCAGCCTTAGCCTTAGCCTCTGCTGCTAATCTTTCTGCTTCAATCTTTGCAAGACGTTCTGCTTCTAATCTTTCTGCTTCTGCTTTTTCAGCAGCAATTCTTTCTGCTTCCAAACGAGCCTCTGCCTCAGCCTTTAGCCTAGCTTCCTCTGCTGCTAATCGTTCAGCTTCTAAACGAGCTTCTTCTTCAGCTTTGGCTTTAGCAATCTCTGCTGCTATTCTTTCTTCTTCAATTCTTTTAGCTTCAGCCTCTGCTGCTGCTTTTTCAGCTGCTATACGCTCTGCTTCAATCTTTGCTGCAAGTTCTGCTGCAATTCTTTCTGCCTCAATCTTGGCTAGACGTTCTTCCTCAGCTTTGGCTTCTGCTTCTTGTTTTGCTTTTAATTCTGCAGCAATTCTTTCAGCTTCAATCTTTGCAAGACGCTCTGCTTCAGCTTTTGCTGCTGCTTCTGCTTCAAGTCGTTGACGTTCTAATTCTGCCAAACGTGCTGCTTCTGCTTCAGCAGCAAGCCTTTGTCTCTCAATCTCTGCTAGCCTTTCTTGTTCAGCAATAGCAGCAAGTCTTTGACGCTCTAGTTCTGCAAGTCGTTCTTGTTCAGCAATTGCAGATAATCTTTGTGCTTCTAACTCTGCAGCAATTCTATCTTGTTCTGCTTTAATTGCAGCTTGTCTTGCTATCTCAGCTAATCTTTCTTGTTCCGCAGCAATTGCAGCCTGACGTGCTGCTTCCTCTGCTGCTAACCTTTGACGTTCTAACTCTGCTAATCTTTCTTGCTCTGCAATTGCTGCTTGTCTTGCAGCCTCTGCTGCTAACGCAGCCTGACGTGCTGCTTCTTGCTCTGCTGCAATTCTGGCTGCCTCAGCAAGTGCAGCTTGTCTTTCTGCTTCAACTCTTGCTGCTTCTTGTTCTGCAGCAATTCTTGCAGCCTCTGCTGCTAACGCAGCCTGACGTGCTGCTTCTTGTTCTGCAGCAATTCTTGCAGCCTCTGCTGCTAACGCAGCCTGACGTGCTGCTTCTTGCTCTGCTGCAATGCGTGCTGCTTCTTGTTGAGCTGCCAGTAATGCTGCTGCTTCTGCTTCAAGTCTAGCGACTTCTGCTAGTCTAGCAACCTCTGCAAGTCTTGCTATTTCAGCCAGCCTAGCAACTTCTTCTAATCGTG